GTGTTATGTTTAGTGATATTAAAGTCAAGAAATAACTGACATGTAAAGAATTGAAGTGATTGTGTATTTTATGACTTTAATATCACTAAACATAACACTTATAAGACTTAAGCACCAAAATCGCTCGAAGTCATCCAACCTATCAACATCATCAATCAGTTTCTCTACGGCAGTCTTCCCGTCAGGATCTGTTTCATAAACCTCTTCTAAACCCATAGTTAGTCTCAATGTGTACTCATTTCCATCGAAGGAGACAAAGTTTTTGTAGTGACTGGAAGCGTTTGATTTGATTAAGGTGGAACTCACAGAGACTTCTCCATTCGACTCACTTTCTGAATCCAAGTCAGAGTATTCACCAGACTCACTGTCATCTTCACTAACAGGTGTGGGTCCCTTCAAACCAGAGATTATTTCATCAAACATTCCGTCACTCATATTATCCTCCTGAAAGAAATTAGATGTGTCTTCTCCAGCCATCCTAAAATTCAACTCCGCCAACTCAGGACTTTTTGATATTGTCTCATCTAATAGTTGATTCTTAGAAATCAAGTTAGTGGTGAACAGCTCTTTATCTTCATAACCTTTCAACAATGTCAGCACTCTCATTTTATCTTCAAAGTTAAACATCACGGAGTTCTTCTTCTTTCTCAAAATGACTTTATTTGGATTTGGAGTCTCAACTTGACCGAGTACCGTCAGGATCATGTCTTTTTCTGTGGTTTCATTATCGTCAGAGGTTATCATCACAGTTAGCAACTTGTATCTGTCCACGATATCCACTTCGTACTTAAAAAGACCATTGCCACTTATCCTCTTTATCAAATGCTTGTCAAATTTTGTGTCATCTACTTCAAAATGTTCATCATCATAAATTGTGATATTGTGAGTGTACTTGTCTTTTTTTCTACCAATTATGTCTAATCTGGTCGTTTTGAATTTGGAGTCAAGAACTGGCCTAATATCTGTTCTGAACTGAATGCTTTCAGGGCAAAAAGAAGATTCACTAGTTTGAGGCTCGTATCTTTTCCCATCTATTTTCAACTTCATTTCAGGAGGCAAATTTCTTCTGAAATTGTAAAACATCAGATTTAAGCTCAATCTCTCATTTTTGCTCAATGAGCTTGAATATTTATTAATGAAATTGAAATAATCTGTCATATCTATGTAAGAAATTCTTCTTTCTCCAATTGACAATATATTTGAAAACTTCCCATTTGCCTCGTAGCGCACTCTTTTACTAAATACCTTAGAGTAAGCTGAATAGGATCCAGATTTCCCTAGCACCAATTCGTTGTTCCAAATTTCGGCTCTAGACCCTTCTATTAAGTTTGACGTTAGAAGAGAAGTCAACAAGACAGAATCATCATCTCCATCTAGTGTTGCAATGTTGAACTTTTGTATTCTAAAACCAATTTTATCAACTTTGCTTGAAACTATTATTCTATTCCTAACATAGTCTCTAACAGAATCCGTTGAATTTCCTCCCAAACTAACTGGTAATAAGTCAGCAAGAATTTTATTAATCAGTGAGACTCTCAAATTCTTAGGAATGTATTCGATGTTGTCTCTACGTTTCCTTGTGAATCTTTTGATGGGAGCTATTGAATTGATCGTAGCTCTGTTCAAGTAGTCAATTATGGTTTTCATACTTTGAGAGAACTCCAGTATGTTCGATGCTTCATGAAACTCATTTATTTCTATGTCATTAATCCTGCCCACTTCAATATTTATCTTATTTTCAAATTCATCAGACAACTTCATTATGGATGACTTGTTGGTTATAGGTCCCAGAAGCGAAGCATATAGTTCAGAATTCACCTTGAACAATTTTGATTCTAATGGTGTTTGCCCAAACAAGTATCTATACCCACTACCCAAATTGTCATCATCTTCTACTTCTCTTTGTTCATTTGAAAGCAGATAGGACAGAGGACTTTTTACTCCTAATAGAATGCTTAAGAATTTGTCATCTTCTACTGAATCCAGAAACTCTGAAATCAATCTTCTACTTTTTGATGGTTTTCTTCTCAAATCTATTATAGAACTTCTCGTCATAGATAAAACTTGATTCTCAACATTTTCTCCAACGAAAACTTTAGAACTTTTCTTCTTTTCACAGAACAGCATGTAATTCAGGAAAAATCTTTCGGACATGTCGTCAGTTCTGTAGTTCCTCTGTTTGTACAAAATTGGGTGAGACTGGCAATACAAGAGTGGATTGATTTCTGGTATACCGAACAATTCAAATGGTCTCCTAAACATCTCTCTGCCTCGTGTTCTGTACAACAAAATTCCTTGATACTGTAGCAAGTGGAGATGAGTGTTGAGCAACTGAATCCATGTGGCTCCCATGATACTTCCTTCCTTTCTCAGATACTCCGACCCTTGAGTTAAACACCGCTCAGCTGAGATTACTAAGTCACTACTGTGTGAATAATCTATGAAGCTCAGTCTACTTTTAACATCTGGATTGAAGTTTCCATTGAATGTTCTAAATATTGAGTTAAACTCGCAAACAAACTTGGAGTACACACTCTTATAATTGTTTCTTTTAATTCCATGAAAGCCGTTGATTTTGTTGGTAACATAATTGTCGATTCTGAAGACTCTATGAGCGCCAAACCTTTCAACCTCAAAGAATTCCACAGCTCTAACTATGTCATCAGATGTGTCGTGACTTTTTATGGTTTTAAATATGGCTGAACCTTCAATTTTAACTCTTAAAAGAACAGATTCAATAAGTCTCAAATTGTCAGCGGCTAACAAACTAGACGTATTCCCCAAAACACCCTGAAACATGCCCTCACTTGCTTCTATGTAACCAACGCTAGAGTTACCAACCTCTGGATCCAATGAGCCCATCATTTGTCGAACATTGTGAACTTTTGAACCACTAATCAAGTCACTAGTTAGTTTCATTAGTCCTATTTTGATTGGAAACTTTATAACTTTCTTTGAGAAAAGTTCTAATTGTCTTCGAAGAAGGCTTCTTATGTATCTGGATTTAACTCTTGAGCCCAAAACCAAGTAAAGCACAAAACTCAATTGTGAAGGACCCCAGGAAGAACAATCAGCATTATCAAAGTAATATTTTTCTTTAGATTTAAACTCATTGAACAGCTTGTCAACAATCAAATCCTTATCAACAACTTCTATGAGGTTCGTGCAATCTCCTTTCAAGTGCTCAATGCTTCTCTGTTTCCTTGCTAAACTTTCAACGAAAAAGGATGATATTCTACAGGGTGAATTCAGAATAGCTATCTCTCTAGGTCCTATATCACCCTTCTTAACCATTCTTGCTACGTGATTGAACTCTTCAATAGTGTTGTAAATAAGAACAGGAATTAAGGATGTTGAGCTCTCACTTATACACTTCAAATCTGCTTCACAAGAAGGATCCTTTTTCTCTATGAAAGCTGTTATGTTCTTCATTGTAGTTTTGTAACATTTGGAACTTTGTGTACTTCTCTTAGTAACACCATCCACTTTTTTCATTTCCAATTTACTGACCCCACTTTTTGTTTCAAAATCTGTTGACCCTCTAGAATTCATTACATCAGCGACGGAAAGTCTGAATATTTCATCTTCAAAATTATAAAGTTCTTCAATACAATCCGAGAATTTTTCTTGTCTTGAAATTCTGAAAGTACTATTCATTATGGACAAGCAAACGACAGCTAAATTTGGATTGAACTCTTTGTACTCACCATCTAAGTCTACAATTTCCAACTCTCTTCTTAAATCAGGACCAATGTTTTCAGGACTTTGCCGCAATCCTACATCACGTTTCAAGTAAGACTTTCTGCTTTTAAGGGATTTTTCAACAACCAATGCTTCAGCAGTCAGATCATCATGTCTGTCTAAGCTCAAAAGCTTGCATATGTACAAACTGTTGTATGCATTTTGTTCAGAATTTACTGTGGTCTTCTCATGAGGGAAAGCTATCATCCAGTCTTGAGTTTTTATCTTTAATTTCTTAGAGTCCAGTCTGACATTTGTGATAAATTCATTCAAAAGCTCACCCTTTATGTTATTGGCATCCATTAACTGAATCAATGGAAAGGTCTTGATACTTCTCAAAAAGACCAACTTCTCAATGTGATTCTTGGGAGTGTAAAAACCAGACGAGTTTTTGGAAAACTTAAATGATTTAAAAACCTCCCTAACACCTGTTGAGACACCGGTGCTGTTCACAAACAAATATCTTATGCATTCAGATGCTTGAGAAAAACCAGACCTATTTATCAGCATTAATAGTGACATGAAGTAAGAAGATCCATCGACGGCTTTGTTGCAAGTTCTCATTATTTCAGAATGCTGTGATGAGAAAGACAAAAACCTGTTGTAAACACATGACCACCAATCCAAATTAGGAGGATTCACATTAAACCACCTGGTTTTAACACCATTATTTTGAGAAATTATGAATCCGTCTGATTCCAATAATCCATGAATAGAGACAGAAGTATCACACATACTGGACTCTGTTAAGGTCATGTTGTTGAAAACCACAGCATTTCTATCTCCCAAACAGTTGAAACAAATGTTGAAACCTCTTGAAGCTTTAGTTTTAACATGCTTAGTAGTTCTTGCACTATTGAGAATGCAGTAAGACAACTCTTGGTGTATTGAAAGTAGATCAGAATATCTTTTGCCCGCAATTTTATTTGAAGTGTCTCTCATTTGTTTCTTGCAGTAATCCTTGAAATTGTCTGTTTCTTCTTCAAGTGAAAGCAATGAGTCCTCTATCAAAGCATTAACATCTTCTAGAAACCTGTATGAATCTGATGGATTCTCAAAAAATGGTTCAGATTCTTCTAACAATCGTTCTAGATCCAAGTGAGAATAACCATTACCATTTCTATCTAGACATTCTTCATGAGTTTCTAATCTATTTAGACTTTTGATAAACTTTGGACCAATTGTGTCGTTGGAGTGCTCATCATCCATTATAGACTTCAAATTCATATTAATATGAAAAGATCTGGTTTCATCACCTGTTTTTTTATCAAAATTGATATCAATCTCAGATCCTTTGTAAATATCATAATCACAACAGAATCCATAAGATTCATTTACGATGTCATGAGTGACGTTTTTTGATAAGAACATGACAAAAACAGTGTTGACACCCAAATCAAACATTTCCTTGCATCTGTGATGGGGATTGTTCCTGAACTCTTTCAATCTCGTTCTTCCTGAAATGATTGGAACGTAAGTCAAACTTTTAGTGCCAAAATTTGACATTTCATCATAAAAGTCACCACAGTAATAATCCGTTCTTAACACATTGATTCGTTCTCTAAGTCTTGCGAATCTCTCAGCACTCTCTGATCCGTTGTTTGAAATGGAGAACTTTATGTCATCTAAAACTGAGAACATGACATCAGCTGGAAGCTTGCCTGGCCTTTGAAATGGATTGGGAACATCTGAAGATTTCAGCGTCAAATTTCTGGACATTTCTTCTACAATGCTCTCAATATCACTTCTTTTGAAATCTTGCATAGAATCTATGAAGCCATCAATTTTATCAAAAATCTCATTGAAATCATTGTCTATTTTGTTGTCTAGACATTCCATCTCAAAATCATAATCTCTTTTGTTTAAAGATACAACCTTGGAAACATGTTCAAAATCCAGTTGCTTTAAGATTTCTAACTTAGTAGGGTTCTCAACATCTGCATACTCTTCAACATCTCTCTGAGTGTAATCATAAGCATAATAAACACCCTCAAAAGACGTCAAGAGATCCAAATCTGGAACCAGCCTAACATTTTCACAGCTTGTCCCCTCAAAAAGAATTATTTCATGACCCTCATCCATAAGTTTCAATGATAATCTAATAAGTCCATCTAGATGAGACAATGAGTTGTTTCTTCCTTTTGACCAAAACGATATTTTTGACAAAATATTTCCATATCTTCTGCAATACTCGAGATAACCTTTTGATTCAACTGAACCCTGAAATGTATCTCTAGTTTTGTCCAACAGCTCCAATAAAA